ATAATATGCATCATATACTGCTGTCTCGTTTGCTCTATCTAATGATTGTCTTAATACTGATTGTAAATCTTCATCATCTATTTCTTTTATTTTATTACTTAATTCCATATCATAAAATTCATCTTGATTATTTTCAGAATCATCTACACTCCATTTTTTTGAACGATAGATGTTATCAACATAATCTTCTATTTTTTGCTCTAAACTGTTATCTGTATAATGCACAAAATCTTCCCAAGAATAACCAGAGTCATTATATAAATCACCACTAAACACTTTTTCTAAAAACTTCTCCTCTGAATTACCAAAATTGTCCAAGAAATATTTATAGTGATGATTTTTAATGGTAATATCAAAAATAGTCTTTGGTTTTTCTTTAATTAAACCTTTTTTGTATGCCTCAACTCTTAAAAATATATCTAATAATTCTGGTTTTTCTTCAATTATCACTTTTAGTGATTCATCACCTAAATCTGTTATTTTAAAATCACTTGCAGAATCATATTCAGAGCCAAATCCAATAATATCAATTTTATCAGTTATTAACAATTCAACAATATATTTATGATATTTTTCTGCTGGTTTTGAGTTTTTTTGACCTTTTAATTGTAAAATTTTATCACCACTACCCCCCCATTGAATTGCAGCAGTTAAATGACTTTTACTTAATGTAAATTTATCATTTATTCTTTTTGTTTCTCTTAATGAATATAAAGTATCCCCCCTAGTTGAAGCACAATGACCCATTCTTTTTTGTTCCTCTGTACACCTTGATGTGGCTAAATCTACCCAATAAAATCCCATACCATCACTATCTCTAAAATCTAATATAATGTCATTTTCTTCATTATAATTATATTCACCATCACCCACACCTAATTCATTATGCCATTTTACTGATTCATTAAATAATGTTTCAAAATTATCATTTTTATGTTCACCTAAATTACCATTTAATCCAATTTTAATCCAGTCCATAATGGAGGCCAACTTTGTATAATATCTTCGGTAAGTTTTGTTTAATGATTCAGCTGATGTAAATACATCATTCATATCTAATGTATCCAAGGTTTCTTTTTCGCTTTTAATGATTTTATTAACCATTATGACAGCCAATTTGCCACATCTTTCAACAAAGAAATCAGCAGCTTCATCACTTAATTTTAACTTATTAACCAAAACATCCTTTGCAGATGCCTCTAAGATTAAACTTTTTGCAACATTAATTAATTTCATATTAATCCCAATATTTATGCGATTGTTTAAAGAACTCTGGATTATTCCTATTTATAAAAGACTTAAAAAGCATTTTACCCATATAATAAATACCTTTGGATTCAAATCTTCTATTTAATGTATAAGCGTATTGCTTACTAACTTTAAATTTCTTTGGTTCAACTCTTTTGCTTAACTCATAATCTTCAGCAAAAACACATTCATTATTAAATCCACCCAATTCACGTAATTTTAATGTTCTGAAAAACATAAATCCGCCCAGACAAAATGGGGATATCCTTGAAACCATTTTCCTTAAAAAATCAAGCATAATATAAGCAAAATCATATTTACCATTCAGCGTTTTAAATTTAACAGTAAGCAAATCTAAATAATTGTCCAATGAATCATGCACACAATTTAATAATAAATTTTTATCTTTCAAAAAAACATCAGCATCAAGAAATAATGTATAAATTGTCTTTGAACGCTTGAACCCTATGTTCCTAGCCTTTGCAGGTAAGCCCCCAGACAGCATTTCAATATTCAAATTATTAAATTCATTTAATTTTATCAAACTTTTTGTAATTCTATCATTAGATGAGTCACAAATATAAACATTTGTTCCTAAAATGTCAGTTTGTTTATCCAAATAAGTTAAACAGTCTATTATTACATTTTTTTCATTTTTACATGGGATAACAATTGTTAAATAATCACTTATTTTCATCTTTTTTATAAAATAAATATCTTATAAAAATTAATATTATTAAAATTAATTTATTTTATTGCTTTAATTACTCATATTTATAATAAAACTACATATGAAAAATTTAATACTCTTATTATTATTTCCAATAATGGTTATTGGGCAAGATAATTCCAAACAAAAGACAGAAATGTCAAAAAGTGAAGAATTGAGGGAAAAACAAAGCATTAGGAATGAAAAATTTGCACCTAAAACACCAAATGTTGTTATAATTCAAGAAAATTCAAGATTTATGGATAACGGATTTTATAATGTCAACCCATATTATAATCCAAATCAAATTACCAGATATATTGATAGAGACAATAGGAGATATTACCAATATTCACCAAGATATGCAGAATTACCATATGCCCCGCTTAAACCATTCAATGGAACTATTGGTTTATCCAAATCAACAAAACTTTATGGGTTATTTACAACAATTGGTGAAAGTAAATTCTTTGTCTGGGATGTTATGTTTAGGCCAAACATAGATAATAGTGAATTTTACTCAAATATTACGCTTTCTGATGCCCAAAGATGGGGGGATGAACAATTAAAAGATATTGAGAAGGGTTACAGGTTTTATGTTGGCTATGGTCAAAATATGGGCTTAATTTCACCATATATTTCAATTGGAATTGGTAGTAGAGTTGTTAATTATCAGTTTATTGATGATTTGGCTGTTTTGAATGGGGATAAATCATATTCATTTCCAAAATTTGGCAAGAATTTTGTTGGAATTAAATTTGGCGGGTTATTTGACTTTAAGAAAATTGTTATTAAGTTTGACATAGACCCAATAAACCCAGACTTTTTGATTGGCGCTGGACTTCGTATAACAAAGTAATGATTTTTGAATATATTTTAATTTTTTTATTTCAAATTGTTTTTAATATTTTTAAAACATTGGAAATAAAATACACCTATGAAAATAAGTTAAACCAACTATTGATTAATTCTGTTTGGATTAACTTGACATCATTGTGTACAGCATATTATTCATTGGATAATCTATTTAACCATAACTATGCTGTAGTACCTGTATATATTGTTGGGAGTATCATTGGGAAATGGATTAGTATGGAGGGGTATAAATTAAAAAAGGAAACCATTGATTAATGATTTCCTTTTTTTTAATTAAGTTATTTTTAAATACCTTAAAATATTTGTTGGTCTCTTCTGTCCATAAATTGATTTGACTCATAATGGAATTGATAAGGAGCCATAGGATCACCCAAATTAAATATGAAGTAATATGCTGACCCGGGGTAGTCTTTTAAATATCTGCTATAATGCCCGTGTCCAAAAGTACAGAATTTAATTTCAGCACCTTTTTGAGCTTTAAATAAAATATCACAATATACCTTATGTGTTTCTTTTGAAATGTCAGATATTTTAAATATTTGATAACCATCAACAAGACCTAGTAACTTAATTCCAGCAGCATCTAATTTCATTAAATCTGGTTTTGAAACTAAATTCCCAGTATTAACAAGGTTATCATCCATACCCAAATCAAGACTTTTCTGTTTGAAAGCATCTACTGCTTTTTCTAAATCTCTAATATCACTTTGTGTTTTAATACTATCAAGGTTAAATATATATATTGGCTCACCATTTTCATCTTCTTCTCCTGTTTCAAATTGAGGAATATGCAAATATTGTTGAGAAATTTTGTTTGATTTTTTTATTTGCTCAAAAGTTTTAAATAAACTCTCATACCTAAGAGAATCCTCAGCTTTGATTATTTTTCTTACAATCCTAGAACATAACCACTTCATATAAGCATCTTTACCCATAGTTGCCTGAACAATCTCATCCCAATATTCTTCATCAATTTTACCTGAATCAACAAATATTTGTTTATATTTAGCAATAGTTGCTTCATTTGCTTCATTAATAATTCTTCTAATGATTAATTGTAAATCATTCTCTGTTAATCTTATTGTTTTTGCCATTATTTTGTTTTTTAATTATAAATATCAATATTAGTGAAAAAAATTTATTAATCAAAATTTTTTATTTCATAATATTTATAATAAATATATATAAAATGAAAATTACTGAAAATTTTATCCCCGAACGCCCAAAAAAACCATTAAAAAAATTAAAGGGTATTATAGTTCATTGGACTGCTAATACTAGAAGTGGTGCTGGGGCTGCCTCTCATTTGAATTATTTTAAAAATAATTGGAAAATAGGTTGTACTCATTATGTTGTTGATGATAAAGAAATAATTTACTTAATACCAGATGATGAGGTTGCTTATCATGTTGGTGATAGAGAAAGAAAAAGCAATTTACCAGTTAGAAAAGCATTAGTACCCCAAGGTGGTAGTCCTAATGATTATTTCATTGGCATTGAAATGTGTGTAAATATAGACAATGATTGGGGAAAAACCATAAATAATGTGAAAGAATTATTACATCATTTATTTGAAAAGCATAACCTAACAGTGAATGATGTTCATCGACATTTTGATATTTCTGGAAAGGATTGTCCTTTTATGTATCAACCACAATATGTGAATGAAAAATATTTTGATTGGGGCTGGATAACTTTTAAAGAATTTATAAAAACCAAATAACCCCAACCAAAACTTATTACTTAAATAATTTATCGAATTTTGGATACCCATAACCATACCAATCATCTCTACCAGGTTTACCACCATCAGTTAGATTGTTTACCAAGTATTCTTTTAAATCATTCTGATTCTTAATATCTGGATTGTATTTTAATAATAATCCAACTGCTGCTGTTCCGTGGGGTGTTGCCATTGATGTACCATCCCAACTAACATAAGAATTATTATCTTTAAAACATGACCAAATTTGCACACCAGGGGCAATACCGACCAGCGTGTTGCCATATTGTGAGAAAGATGCCTTGTTACCCCTACTATCGTGTGCACCCCAAGAAATGACATTCTGCAAGCCCCCCGGAAATGATAATAAACCAGTTCCATTATTACCAGCAGCAGCATTAACAAATGCTCCATTATTTATTGCTTCATTTATAGCTTTAGTTATTGCATTATTTTCAGTGGTTGCACCCCAAGAGAAATTAAACACCAATAAATAATCTTTAAAATTATCTTTCCAAACATTTAATCCGTGATTTATAGCATTAATTAAACTTTGTGTTGATCCACCGCCATTAGAACCCAATCCTTTTTGTGCCATAATTAAATCCCCGTGATTAACACCATTAACATAACCAACACCAAGTTTATATTGCGGATGTTTACCTAATATAATACCTGCAACATGGTGACCATGACCGTGTCCATCATCTTGAGTACTATCAGTTGTAAAGTCTTTACAATATTTCTTATCAACAAATTGATTATCTGACGTTAATGCAGTATGTGTCGGATAAGCCATAGTATCAACAACACAATAAAGAATTTTTCTTTTAAAATTACTGCCAGATTTTAATTTTTCATCAAGAATCTGACTTTGTAGGAAATTCCAACCCCAACTTGGTTGATTATTTAATGCAGTCGCTTTTGATAAAGCATGTATTTGGGTTGGGGGTAAATCCAGAATGATATCATTACCCTCTTCTAATGCTTTGAAGTGTTTAGCAATCAAATCAAAATTGATTTTTTTAGCTAATGCTACATCTGCTGAACTGAAATTTAAATTCATATTAGTATATTTTTGTAGATAAATAGTTTTTTATTTATTTTTTTTGAATAAATATATATTTATAGTAATAATAAAAAATAACAACATGAGTATAAAATTTAGCATAAGTAATGATGATAAGATTAGAATACAGAATCTTTATCTTAATGAAAAATCAAAGGAAGAAAATAGAAAATTCTGCCACAAAAATAATGTGAAGAGTTTGGAAGAAATTGTTGGTGAAGATGACCAAGAAGATTATATTGAAGGAATTAAAATTAGAAAATCTGGTATTAATTCACTAACAGATATGATTGAAACTTTGAAAACAATGAGAACAAGGCCAAATCTAAATGATAGGGGGGAAGACTTATGCTTTAAAGTATCTAAGATGATAAATCAATATAAACCATACAATTACTTTGATGAAACAAGTAATCAATGCGTTTCTGCTATGGATAAAATAATTGAATTATATAAAGAAAATAAACATGGTGAAGAACTAGTTAAAGACCTAGAAAAAGTTTATAATGATGAAAGCGTTTCACCAAGGGGAAGAGAATACATTAAGCATTGCTTGGGGGTTATAAAAGGCAAGAACTAAATCCTTGCCTTTTTAACCGTTTTACTTATTTCCTTATTTAAATTGGCTTCGTAAACTCTATTGTACTTTATTGCTACCTCAACAGGTCCTTTCGTTGTTATGGCTTCGTCATAAAACCAAGTGGTTGTTGAATTTTCATCAGTAAACACTCTGGTGTATTTCTTTGGCGTGTTGGTTGGGGTTTCTTTTTTCATCTTTTTTTTGTAAAGATAATGAAAAATATTTAAATTTTTACTGTCTATGTATTTTTCCTAATATAAATCCAGGTATAATCATTTCAGAGAATTCTTCATCAGAAAATCTTGATAATTTTGAAGAATCAATATTCAAATCACCATATACTTTTAAACCTTTTGGTAATGATGAAATAAATGAATATTGTATGTTCAAATCACGCCCAACTGTTAACCCTTCTGGTAATTTATCTATATCTGAACCATATAAATCCAAATCTCCCCCAATTTTCAAGCCCTTTGGTAACTCTTGTATGGGTGAATAGTATAAATTTAAATCACCTCCAACGTATAATCCTTCTGGTAATTCTGATATGTCTATATTCTCTAAAATCAAATCACCGTTAAAAACTAAATCTTCTTTTGTTAATGACTCATTAAACATATATTTCCAAATGAATGTATTTTTGTATCTATGTTTTTTTCCTTCATTCTCTTCAATAAAATTAAGTATATTTTTTAGTACTTGTTTTTCCATTATCTAATTACTTTAGTGCAATTGCATATCCTGGATTACAATTTCTAATCATATTTTTTAATTCAGTATTTGATGATTTATCTGCTGCTTTTTTAACTAAATCAGTAAATTTATATCCAATATTTTCAAAATATGAAACTAATGAATCATCATATGTTATAGGTGCATTTTTCAAGAAAACTGAACAAGCAGGATATGAATTGAATATTTTATAATCATTACCATCTTCATCTGATATATTAAAAACAGAACTATTTTCTTCATCCCTAAATGCTAAATCAAATATGTCTGCTAACTTTGACACATAATAAGATTCTTTTTCATCAAGACCTGTTAGTCTTCTATTGATATTCCTTTTTAATTTACTAAACCCAGATAACCCTTCATCACTGAATCTATCTGGTTTCATACTATCTAAGTCTAAATCCTTCAAATTTCTTAACCCGGTTTTTTGTAGTATTTCACTAGTTACCTTTCCATGAATAAACTTATCAAACCATTCAAATAATGGGTCTTCACTTTGTCTATTATTTTTATGACTAACATAATATGTTCTAATATTGTCAGTAAATGATTCTTTGGTTATAATATCTTCATCAATTAATACATTTATAATATTATATTTTGTGACATATTCTGCATTTTCTCCCTTGTATTTTGAAGCCAATCTATTAAAAACTAATTTGTTATAGTAGATAATATTCTTTTCATAAGGATTATTAACATTAGGTTTGATATATAATGCAATTTCCCTTCTATTATCTTTGAATATTACATTCTCAGGTCTCAATGAAGGAATTTGTTGAAATACATAAAAAATACTCCCTTTATATTCAAATTTTTCACATGAGTCTAATAATTTTTTTATATTCCTTTTCATATCTTCTGATTCAAGAGTTCTTAATCTCCCAAGACTAGTAAATGCTACTGCTACTTTATTAGCAGCTCGTTTTTTCATTTGATCAATCATTTCTTCAGCATCCATATCTTCTTTTAATCCAAGAACTTTACGAGAATTTAATGAAGATTCATTCAGAATATTAGATAGTTGTTGCTCTGTTATTAATATTTTCATAATTAATGTTGTATCATTTTTAACATTTTATTTTCTTCTTCCAAGAATTGAACTTTTACAGTTAGTGCAGAAACTTGCTCAACCAATTTCAAAATGGTTTCCCTCATCTGGTCTTTTTCTTCTGAACTTTTTAATAATAAGACTTCTAGTTTAGCAATTCTATCCCTACAATCTTCTCTGATAAAATTATCTTCTTCTCTACGTCTTTCAGCCCTTTTTTCATAGAATCTCCAAGCACTTGCTGACCCCAAGACAGTTATTGCTGTAACAAATACTGTTGCTATTGTATTTTCATCCATATCTATTTTCTTTTATTATAAATATGCTAAATATCCTAAATAAGAAAAGTTTGGGGCAAAAAACCCCAAACTTTTTCATAATAAATGTTTACATTTTAAATAAATATAATTTCCTTTGATTCTGTATTATATTCTATGTTAATTGGATTGTTTGTTAAGTTATAATTCTCCCCCAAGACAGCGGCATTGAAATATTGGACACCATCAACATATTTCTCACCATAACCAGAATGGATATGACCAAAGCAATGTATTTTTGGTTTAACAAACCCAATACGCTTTGCTAATTCCTCACATCCAACATTGACTCCAGTAGGTAACACATCTAAGGTGTATTTTGGTGGACCATGTGTGATAAGGACATCCAGATTATCAGGTATTTTATTCCAGTAATATTTTAAGTCCTTACTTGTGTGTAAATTAAATGCCCAGTTAAAGAATGCTGGTTGCCAAGGTGATCCGTAGATATTCAAACCATCTATATTAACAAAATGGTCAAATAAATAAACAACACCTTTGTCTTTATATTTTTTATCAATATCAAAGGTTTTCTCAAACCAGAAATCATGATTACCAGCAATAAATATCTTATGAGCGTAGTCCAAATCTTGAAACCAATCCAAAAAACTAGTTACCTCATTCTCATAACCCCGACCTGAAATATCACCACTATGAATAATGACATCACCACCAATTAACAAATTGTTATCTGTTAATTCTTTGTGCTTATTATGAGTGTCTGAAATAAATGTTATTTTCATTGTTTTTGTTTTTATACCCACCAAGATTTTATTCCTTCTAATCCTTCTGAATTTCCTTTTAATCTTTCAAATAATTCCTCCCAATCTCTTTCCTCTTTTTTAATCATTTCCTTAATATTTTTAGCATATGCTTCAGAATTAGCAAAATCACTTGAATTACTTAAATAATACACATCATTTATTGCATTATCTAATAAGTAAATAATTCTTTTTAGATTTTTTGTATCCTCATTATCTATTTTATTTTCAATATATGAATCCAGCATTAATTCTGTTGAGTTTTTCATGTTTTTTAGCATAAAAGTATAATCCCAATATGGATAATTCCAAAATGTGGGAGCAAATTTCCAGAGGCATTTGATAAAGTTTATTAGTTTGTTCATTTGTGTTGTTTTATTTGTTTAATATGCAAATATACAAAAAAAAATAGACCCAACAAGTTTTTTGTTAGGTCTCTTTGAAATAAATCGGATATATAAAAAATTCCAAAGAAGAGGAATGATTTTAAAATAATACATAAATATATCATTTTCTATGAAAAGTCAAGTTAATTTAGTTTTTTATAAAATTTATTGAAATAAGAAATTCTTGAATCTAGTCCGTGTGTTCCGCCATTTACTTTCTTTGTAATTCTTGTAATTATCTCTTTTGTTCCTCCAAGATCAGCAATCTCATTCAAATTATTTTTGTTAAAAAACCAAGCAGCAGAAATCAATGGATATGTTGTTGCAACCAAATCAGGATCACCAATGATATCAACCTCCAAACCAGTTTCATTTAATGATTTATCAAACAATAAATAATTATTCTTACCTGTCAACTGGATATATCCCCTACCTCGATATTTGTATCCTTCAATGCTTTGTTCGTCACCATTTCCCATTCTATTGCCATATACCAGACTTGCAATTTTCACTGGTTTTCTTTCATATAACAATGCTTTTGCGTGTGTTGTAAAATATTTTCCAAATACTTCTTGCAATCTTTTGGCTGAGTAGTTTAAATTTTCTTGTTTTACAGAAAAGTTACCAGATTCATGGGCACATTGTGCCAAAAAGTGGGAAATTCGTAAAATTGTGTTAATTTCATATTTATCAAATATAATATCCAATTCATTAATAACTGGATTTGGGATCACTCCTAATAATTTTTCTTTGATAGTTGATAGTTCCATTTTTTATGATTAATATTATTAATAACTATATTAGTTATAACTATAATTATTATAATATGGATATATTTATAATAAAAATATAATAATTATGTCTAATTTAACTAAAATAATTAAAGAACATTTAATTAAAGAACTAAATAAAACATTAGTTCTATTAGAAGATACAAAAGTATCTGAAGAATTACAATACCATATTGAAAATGGTTTTACTCTATCAAATAATGTTTTTAAAGTTTATTCTGAAAAATATTTTGATTTGATAAATGAAGTTAGAGATTTATGGATGCATAATTTAATCCAATTAAATGAAGAAGATGAAGAAATAGTTTTATCTGATATTGGCAGAATTGCCTTGTATGAGGGTAAAATAGTTTATCTGGATGTTCCAATTGAATATGAAGTTGAAGACCTAAATGAAGCAAAATATAAAGGAAGAACGGTCACTTTAAATAAACCTATGCAGGGGGATGTAAAAAAATCTCAGGTGTTTGTTAAAAATGAAAAAGGTAATGTAATAAAAGTTAATTTTGGATTTGGTGGAACATCTGCAAAAGGTAAAGTGATGAGAATTAAAAAATCAAACCCAGAAAGAAGGAAAAATTTTAGAGCAAGACACAATTGTGATAATCCTGGGCCAAAAACCAAAGCAAGATATTGGAGTTGCAGAGCATGGTAAATTTATTTTGAAAAAATAATGGAAAAAGAAACATTAAAGAACATATTCAATTTTATTGAAAAGAATGAAGGACATAAAACACCATTTATGTGGAAATTGAAGAATGAGATACCATTAACAGAAGAAGAATTAAATGTTAAGGGTAATTTGGATTTGGAAAGGTCAAAAATAACCTCCTTACCAGAAGGATTATATGTTAAGGGTAATTTGGATTTAAGTAATTCAAAAATAACATCACTACCAAAAGGTTTAAAAGTTGGGGGAAAATTACTTTTAATAGCAACACCAATAACCTCATTACCAGAAGGATTGAAAGTTGATGGTGTTCTGTGTTGTTATCTTGCAGAAGAACTAGAATCATTACCAAAAGGAGTTAAAATTGGGAATCAATTGGATATAAGGCGGACAAAAATAACCTTATTACCAAGAGGTTTGGAAGTTGGTGGCATTTTAAGAATAGGTAACACAGAACTAGAAAAATACACAGATGATGAATTACAAGAAATGGTTAAACCTGGATTTATAGAAGGAGAAATACTTAGATAATGGAAAAAGGAACATTAAAGAATATATTTTCTTTTCTTGAAAAGAATGAAAAAATAAAAACACCGTTTTTGTGGAAATGGGAAAATAATATACCATTAACAGAAGATGATTTGCATATTAAAGGTGATTTGGATTTAACACAATCAGAAATAAAATCATTACCAGAAGGATTAAGAGTTGATGGTGAATTGGATTTATCATATTCAGAAATAGAAACACTCCCAAAAGGTTTAATAGTTAATAGTCACTTAGTGCTAGAAGAATCAGAAATACGTTCTTTACCAGAAGGGTTAGAAGTTGGGGGTGATTTAATTTTAGCAAGTTGTCAATATATTTTTTCATTACCAAAAGGATTAAAAGTTGGTGGTGAGTTGCATTTAGATGGATCTAGTTTACATTCTCTACCAAAAGGATTAGAGGTTGGGGGTTATTTACATATAAACTCAACAGTTTTAGCCTCCAAATCTGATGATGAATTAAGAGAAATGATTAAGCCTGGATTTATAAAAGGTGAAATAATAAATAATGAATATGATGAAGGATTTGATTAATAATTTTGAAATTATAAAAATATTCTGTATCTTTGTTTATAATTAGTTAAAAATATGAATAACTTTAAATTAGGTAAAGAAATAAATATAACTGGATTAGTTAACAAAAGTACAATTAGTGTACCATATCATGTACTTGAAAATGCATTTGGAGAACCAACCATTATTGAAGACAATAATTATGCAATCTGGAAGTTAAAGTTTGAGGATGTAAACGAATCTATTGCTATATTAAATGATAATGGAAATTATCTTGAAACAACTAAATGGATTGTTAAAGCAGGTAATTTAAGGACCCTTAACAGAGTAAAAAATATTTTAGCAAGTATTTAATTAAAAGATTTGATTTTATAAAAATTAAAACCTATCTTTGTGTAGTAATAAAAACAATAACAAAATGAAGGATCCATTAAAAGCATGTACTTGTGAACAGTGTTCTTTAAAGAAGGCTAAGATGTCAACAAGTGTTAAAAAATTCTTCAAGAGATATAATTATAAAAAATTAAGGAGAATGGATTTAGAAAATCCAGAGTATATTAATTTTTATTACTCATAGAAAAAAATGGCGGGGTCGTATAATTGGTTAGTATACTGGGCTCATAACCCAGAGACAGTAGTTCGAATCTACTCTCCGCAACTAAATTAGGATGTAGCTCAACCCGGTAGAGTACTTGCTTTGGGAGCAAGATGTTGCAGGTTCAAATCCTGTCATCCTAACAATAATTAACAATTTAAAAAATTTTATTATGATTACTTTTAATGACTTAAATTTTGAAGAAGTACCTTCTTTTAGAGGAAGGCCAAAAATGAGGGCACAAATTGAATTTGATAATGGTTATGGTGCTTCTGTTATAACAGAAGTTGATGAAGATGAGGATATGGATGATGCCTATTACGAATTAGCAGTTTTGCAAAATGGTACAATAACAACAGACACACCAATCACAAATGATGTTCTTTCATCTTTAAGTAAAGATGAAGTAACTGAATATTTAAAAGAAATAGAAAATTTGTAGCATCTTATAATCTTTTATATTAACCCCAACCTTAATTAGGTTGGGGTTTTTTTGTATCATCAATATTCTTTAAATGGGAGTTTGGAAAGAAGTTAAATTTTGTTTTTTTGGATAACCATATTAAAGTTGGTAGTATTGGTAAAGGCACTGGAATAAATCTTGTGATAATCAAGAAGAGTATTTTTACCAAATCTAATGATTGCATTTTTAAAAATCTTTTTTCTTTATCTGAAACATAAGCATTTGTTAATATTTTCTTTAAAATTATTAATGCAATTAATGTTTCTTCTTTTTCCAATTTTGTGGCATCTTGCAATGTTACCCAAGATTCTTTTACATAAATAATTGATTTATTTAGCCATTTTACAATTTTATTTTTACTCTGGGGGTTATTTAGTGATTTAACAATTAAATTTAATTGTTCTTTTGTTATTAATACCTTCATTTATAATATTTATTATAATAAATATAATGAACTATATTTATCTTTAAACAAATTACAATGTTATGAGAATACTAATAAGTGAAAATCAAGTTAATTTAATTGTTGAAAACAAAGCAACAATTGATAATTTGGTTAAAATAATAAAGTTAACCCAATCTGATGCTGAAATGCTTTATGCTACGGCTGGAAAATTATCTATGTGGATTGCAAAGAAAATAAAAGATAAAAGAATTAAATCAAAAATAGAAAAAATAACAGGAATTATTGACTGGATTAGAGTTGGATTAAATGGTAATATCCAAACAATAAGAAATGTTGATTTTGATACATTAGTTGAAATGCAAGAAACTTGGCATAAAAGTTTGAAAAGTAAAGAATATGATTTTGACTATGATGAAAAAAACAAAGTTATATTAGATTTTAGAGATAATGATGGTATTGGCTACTATTGGGTTAGATTAAACCAAAATCCCTGCACAGAAGAGGCTGAAAGAATGGGACATTGTGGTAGGTCAGGCAAGGGGGATATATATTCTTTAAGAGTTAATGAATTAAAAACTTCTGGTAAAGTTGTAAATAAATCAGTTGCCACAGCAGCCATTAAGTCTGGTGTTGTTTATCAATTGAAGGGTAGGTTCAACAAAAAAGTTGAATCAATTTACCATAAGTATATTGTTAAATTGCTTGAATTAAAAAATCAAGATGGTGAATATTTTATAAAATCATTTGGATCCGAATATCAATCAGGTGAAGATTTTAGATTAACTGATTTAGATTTTAAAAAATATGCTGATACAATTAGAAAAAGAATTGATTTAATTATTAGTGATGAAGAAATTAAGCAAAATGACGCTCGCATTCAGGGTGAAAGTATAGAAGGTGCGTCTGGGGAGGATTGCAAAAGATTAGCAGCATTTAAATTCCTTTCAGGTAAGAGTGGGGTAGATATAGCATCAAGGCAAGAAAGTTTATATTTAGCCAAACTAATAAATTCAATAGTAAATTCTAGTGAATTATCTGATAATGAATTTGGTGAAAAAATAAATGAATATAATGATATTAAGAAATCATTAATTGATGAATATAATATTAATTTTAGTCATACTGAGTTTACTTTTTATGATAATTTGGAAGAAACTAATGTCACATATACAATTTATGATGAGGAAACTGCCCGTATAAATACATTAGAATCAATTGCAGATAGTTATAATAATCAGTTTGATTATATTTTAAAAGAACCCTATTATACAAAATTAAAGAGAATGGGTATTAATTTTGATAAGGTAATTAAAATGGATAATGATGAAATCTATGATTTTTTTTCAGAAATGATATATGATTCACCTAAAGATTATATTGATGATAGAGTTTTAAGTTCTGCCCAAGAAAAAGAAATTCAAGAAATAAAAAAGGAACTTGAAACAGCAACAGATGAAGATAGAATAGATTATTTGGAAAATGAAATTGAATATATAAATGCCCGCCCAGATGAAATTTCTGAAGAGTTAATTCAGGCTGCAATAGATTCAAGATATGAGGTATATGAAAATAATCCCATATCATTTATTAACGATTATGATTTTGATAAGGAAAATTATTTTGATATGGATGCATTTGCCTTGGAGATGTTTAAAATAGATCAGTATGCAACTTTATCATTTTATAATGGTGAGTGGGAAGAGGTATATGCTTGTGATGATACCTGGATAATATTTAGAACAGATTAATGATATGAAACTAATAGAAATTTTTAAAACACTAATTAATGAGGAAACTGATGGTATAACTATCTTTTTAAATAAGATACAAGCAGAGTATGACATATCTGATTCTTTATACGTGGAAATGTTAGATTTTATTGAAGAATCTGGATGTAAGAAAATTGAGTTTGCAAAATTTAATTATCCAGCACTAGGATTGGCATTACATAATGGCGTTTTAATAAACTCAAATATGATTGGAGATAATTTAAGTTTTTTAATCTTTGTTATTTTCCATGAGGTTGCACATCAATTCCAGTTTAAGAAATATGGTGATAAAATTATGTATGGCGTTTATTCTGGTGATGTTAGTATTGATGAGGCTGCCAAGTTTATGAAACATACAGAAGAGGTTGCTGATGAATTTGCAATGAGAAAAATAAGAGAATTACAGAAAAAAGATTTAATTGATAAGAATTATAGGGCAAATTCACCATATAGAAATATATCAGTTCAATCAATAAAAAGTATGATAATTAGATTTAGGGATGATCTTAAAAGCAAAAACATAACATCCCCAAATGATATTAGCAAATACTTTTATAATATGGTAAAAAGTAAAATGCAATAATATGTTTAATGTTTTTAAATTTTTCAATCAAAAAAAATCTGAAATAATTTTGGATGAATATCTTGGTGAGTATAAAGCCAATGATGGAAGGACTGGTAAGTTATATACTGATGGTAAAAAGATAAAATTTACCTATGATGGTAAGACCATTAGTTTCACATCTTCTGATAAAAAGGATGTATTTACCATAACTTATTTCCCGTTTAAAGGTTTGGCATCATTTATAAGAAATTCAAAGGGAATTATAAGTGGGGTTAAGGCTGATATGGCTGGATACATTATTGATGCAAATAAAATTGCTTAAAATTAAATTATTAGTTTGGACTATTTAGTATATTCACTTATATTTAGATAAAACAAACTTATATGAATGTATTGGAGTTATTTGCTGGTAGCAGATCTATTGGCAAAGTTGGGGATGAGTTGGGTATGAATGTTTTTTCTGTTGATTGGGAAAAATATGAAGATATTGATTTATGTATTGATGTTGCAAAACTAACAAAAGAAGATATTCCTTTTATCCCTGATGTTATTTGGGCTTCACCAGACTGTACTACATATACTATAGCTGCTATTTCTACACATAGAAATAATACAGAACCAAAAAGTGAATATGCGAAAAAATGTGATATTACAAATCAACATTTTATTTCTTTAATAAAAGAATGGTTGGAGATAAATCCTAATATGGTTTTCTTTATTGAGAATCCAAGAGGTATGTTGCGTAAAATGCCTTGGATGCAAGAATTTAAAAGGCATACCATATGGTATTGTAAATATGGTGATGAAAGAGCCAAGCCAACTGATATATGGACAAATTCAGATAGTTGGATTCCTAGACCTATGTGTCACAACGGTAATAAAGAATGTCATCATGCACCTGCACCAAGGGGTTCTAAAACTGGAACACAAGGTAGAAAAGGAGCTTATGAAAGAAGTAAAATTCCAGAAGAATTATGTAGAGAAGTGTTATTATCAACAATTAAAAAATAAGTTTTACAATATGATATTAAAACCAAAAAAAGTAGAGAAACTTTGGGGACATGAACTATGGATTCATAATGATTCCCAATATTGTGGCAAGTTATTAGTTTTTCCAGAAAAAGGGAATCATTTTTCTATGCATTACCATATGATTAAAAATGAAACATGGTATATACAAGAGGGTAAATTTCAATTTGATTGGATTGATACAGAAAATGCTAAATTGTTTAGAAAAACATTAAATAAAGGTGATGTTGTTTACATTGAAAGAGGTAAACCACACCAATTAACAGCATTAGAAGATGATTCAGTAGTATTTGAAGTATCAACAGAACATTTTGATTATGACTCATATAGAGTATATAGGAATTCCCTACTTGAGTTAGATGAGGACATAAATTATGTTTAAAACAATTTTCAAGTAAAAAATAATATTAATGAATGTATTAAGTTTGTTTGATGGTATGTCTTGTGGGCAGATTGCACTAAACAGAATTGGTGTAAAGTATAATAATTATTTTGCATCAGAAATTGATAAATATGCCATAGACGTAACGCAACATAATTATCCAAAAACAATTCAATTGGGGGATATAACAAAAATTGAGTTTATTGCTTCAAAGATTGATTTGTTAATTGGGGGTAGTCCTTGTCAAAGTTTTAGTAGAGCAGGAAATAATACTGGTTTTGATGGGAAAAGTGGATTATTCTGGGAATATGTTAGAATATTGAATGAAGTTAAGCCAACTTATTTTTTATTGGAAAATGTAATTATGAAAAAAGAGTGGGAGGATATAATTACTGAAGCGTTAAATGTTAAGCCAATTGAAATTTCAAGTGCTAAATTTGTACCCCAAGCAAGAAGAAGACTATATTGGACTAATATACCAAATGTGGGACAGCCTGAACAAAAACATTACAATATTTCTGATTTTATAGATGGGGAAGGATTTCCAACATCTTGTGGGGTAGATAGAGTTTTTAAACAAAAAAATATATTTAACACATTAACTGCAACCTATTACAAAGGTATAAGAGGAAGTGGTAGACCAGCAATTAGTATTAGGGAAAGTTTTTTAGATGATGATAGAACTGCCCATAGAATGCTTACGCCAGAAGAATGTGAAAGAATACAAACTGTACCTATTGGATATACAAAAAGTGTTTCAAATACTCAAAGGTATAAAATGTTGGGAAACGGATGGACTGTTGATGTTATTGCTCATATACTAAAAAATTTTAAATTATGAACATATTAAGTTTGTTTGATGGGATAAGTTGCGGGCAAATTGCCTTAAATAAATTGGGGGTGAATTATGATAATTATTTTGCTTGTGAAATTGATAAATACGCTATCCAGACAGCTCAAAAAAATTATCCAAATACCCAACAATTAGGGGATGTGACAAAATTAGATGCAACTACTTTACCAAAAATTGATTTGTTAATTGGGGGATCACCTTGCCAATCATTTAGCACAATGGGGTTGTATCGAGAAGAAATGGGTGATAAGGTGGGTTTTGATGGTAAGAGCGGTTTATTTTGGGAATATGTAAGAATTTTAAAATCAACTAAACCTAAATACTTCTTACTTGAAAATGTAGTGATGAGAAAAGAGTGGGAAAATGTAATCACCAAAGCATTGGATGTAAAACCAATCAAGATTAATAGTTCATTACTAAGTCATCAGAGTAGGAATAGATTATATTGGACAAACATACCTAACATAAAACAACCTAATGATTTAGGTTTGGATTTTAGAGATATAATTGAAACAGATGTTGAAGAAAAATACTACCTAACTAAACGTGCAGTAGAAAGAGTTAGAGAAAAACAAGGATTAGAATTGGTTAGTAGTAAATCAAAATGTTTGTTTGCAACATATTATAAAAATAATAGTAATAGTAGAGAAGGGCAAATAGTAGAAACCAATGGCAGGTTACGAAGATTAACACCAAAAGAATGTGAAATATTACAAACACTACCAATTGATTATACAAAAGGATTTAGTGATACACAGAGATATAAAGCAATAGGCAATGGCTGGACTGTTGATGTTATTGCTCATATATTAAAAAATATAAAATGAATATATTAAGTTTATTTGATGGGATGTCTTGTGGCCAAATTGCCTTGAACAAATTGGGAATTAAGTATAATAATTATTTTGCTTGTGAAATTGATAAATATGCTATACAGACAGCACAAAAAAATTATCCAAATACCCAACAATTAGGGGATGTGACAAAATTAGATGCAACTACTTTACCAAAGATTGATTTGTTAATTGGGGGGAGTCCATGCCAGGGGTTCTCTTTTGCTGGTAAGCAACTTAATTTTGATGATCCAAGAAGCAAATTGTTTTTTGAATTTGTTAGAATATTAAATGAAGTTAGAATAAAGAACCCAGATGTAAAATTTTTGCTTGAGAATGTAAAAATGAAGAAAGAGTTTTCTGATATAATTTCAGAGCATATGGGAGTTGAACCAATACGAATTAATAGTTCATTAGTATCTGCCCAGAACAGACTTAGGTTGTATTGGACTAATATTGGAGGTATAGAACAACCAGAAAATAGAAAAATATATTTAAAAGATATTTTAGAACCTATTGTGGATGATAAATATTACATATCAAAGATTGCTATTGAAAAATTAAATAGACACAATAATAAAGTTGTTAAGGAAACTATCTTACCAGAAAAATCAGGCACAATACATGCTGGATATTATAAAATGGGTGGTAGGGATCAGCAATATATTAAAGATATTCCAATATGCATTAACTCAAAGGGGGGCAGAAATGGAATTCCAGATTTACAACCATCATTACAAGATAGAATTTATTCAGATGAAGGTAAATTTACTGCAATAACCCCCTCCTTTATGCCATATGTTATTACAATTGATAGTCATCATTCAGAATCTGAATTAAAATGTGTTGGCGCATTGGGTGGAAATAAGAAATGGCTTGATAATGGAAAAAACTTGCAAAGAAACTTTTCACAAGGGGAAAGAATATATTCAACTGATGGAAAATCACCTTGTTTGTCAGCAAATAGTGGTGGAAGTACTGGGGTTGGTAACGCACTAATAACAGATGATATAAACGATAAATACAAGATTAGGAAATTAACTCCCATTGAGTGTGAAAGATTGCAAACTGTTCCTGACAATTATACGGAAGGGGTATCAAATACTCAAAGGTATAAAATGCTGGGGAATGGTTGGACTGTTGATGTTATTGCTCACATATTTAAAAATATTGAAATATGAATGTATTAAGTTTGTTTGATGGAATAAGTTGTGGGCAAATTGCCTTGAATAGAGCAAATATTCCTTATGATAAGTATTATGCTGCTGAAATTGATAAGAATGCTATAAATGTTACGCAACACAATTATCCAGAAACAATACAATTGGGGGATGTAACCCAAATAAAGGGAGATAATCTACCAAAGATTGATTTGCTAATTGGGGGTAGCCCTTGTCAAAGTTTCAGCAACGCAGGTTTAAGAAATGGATTTGATGGGAAGAGTAAATTATTTTGGGAATATGTTAGAGTATTAAAGGAAACAAAACCAAAATATTTTCTTTTGGAGAATGTTAAAATGAAACAAGAGTGGCAAGATATAATATCAAATGAGTTGGGTGTAAAACCTATTGAGATTTGCAGTTCATTATTTTCAGCACAGCAGAGAAAACGATTGTATTGGACAAATATTCCTTTTCAAAATGAATTACCAAACTCAAATGAAGTTATTGCAGATGTTTTAGGACTACCGATTGTTAATGAACGTAAAAATAAAATACTGATGAGCAAATCTGATTTTAAAGTTAGTGTAAGAAAAAATTACATTGATAAAAAAGAACTTGCTTTATTTTTGCGAAACCATAAAACAAAAACGATAAACGAAATAGCAAATTTTTGTGATGCCCCAAAAACTATGGTAGAACATTGGTTCAGAATGGATGGCAGTTTTTCAATACCTGATGTTGAATATTGGGATAAACTAAAAAAATGTTTGAGTATTGAAGATTGTAAATATGATAAGGCGGTTACAGAATTTGAAATTAAAAACAATTCATTTGATATGGCAAAACGAATTTATCATATTGATGGAAAGCATCCAACACTTACAACACTAACAGGTGTAGGACAGCGAAAAACGATTACTGATGGTAAAGAAATGTTTTATTTAAATCCGAACCATTGCGAGAAACTTCAAACTGTACCTATTGGATATACAAAAAGTGTTTCAAATACTCAAAGGTATAAAATGCTGGGGAATGGTTGGACTGTTGATGTTATTGCTCACATATTTAAAAATATTGAAATATGAATGTATTAAGTTTATTTGATGGAATAAGTTGTGGGCAAATTGCTTTAAATAGAGCAAATATATCATATGACAATTATTATGCATCTGAAATTAAACCTCACGCAATAAAATGCACTTTAGATAATTACCCCAACACAATTCAATTGGGGGATATTTTAAATCTAAAAGGTAGTGATTTACCAAAGATTGATTTATTGATTGGTGGTAGCCCTTGTAAGGGCATTTCAAGGCTAAATAAAAATCAAGAAGGACTTGAACATTCAGAAAGTAGATTGTTCTGGGAATATATTAGATTACTTGATGAAGTTAAACCAAAATATTACTTACTTGAAAATACTCATGGTAATAAGGAGGCCACCAATACTATTACAGAAACTTTAGGAATAAACCCAATATCAATTAATAGTAAATTAGTTTCAGCACAAAATAGACCAAGATATTACTGGACAAATATCCCAGACATTAAACAACCCCTAGATAAGGGAATAACTACAAATGATATTTTTGATTATTCCGGGGTGTTGGCTGATGAGTGTAGAGTTAGATGGCTTAATTCTGAAAGCGGTAAAAAATCAATAAAAAATGGATATACTAAAGTGAATCCATATCCTAAGAGTGGATGCCTCACAGCATTAGGTCATAAGAAATGGAATGAAAATTACCTATACAGAGATGGGGTATATAGATATCTATCACAAAATGAAATAGAAAAATTACAAACCCTACCTGTTGGATATACAAAAATATTATCTTATAATGAAGCATATGATTGTATTGGCGATGGCTGGACAGTTGATGTTATTGCTCATATACTAAAAAATATTGAATTATGAATGTATTAAGTTTGTTTGATGGAATAAGTTGTGGTCAAATTGCTTTGAATAAGGCTAATATTCCATACAACAATTATTTTGCATCAGAAATTGATAAAAATGCCATAAAAGTCACACAACATCATTACCCTAACACAGTTCAATTAGGTGATGTGACAAAAATTGAATTTATTGCATCAAAGATTGATTTGTTAATTGGTGGAAGTCCTTGTCAGTCATTTTCAAGTGCTGGTAATAGAAATGGTTTTGATGGGAAAAGTGGGTTGTTCTGGGAATATGTTAGAGTATTAAATGAAGTTAAGCCAACTTATTTTTTATTGGAAAATGTTGTGATGAAAAAAGAATGGGAGGATATAATTACAAAAGAATTAGGAGTTGAACCAATCAAAATTAATAGTTCATTAGTATCAGCTCAGAATAGGGTTAGATTATATTGGACAAATATTCCTGGCGTTGGTATTCCTGAGGATAGGGGAATAACCCTCAATGATGTGCTAGAAATTGATTCTAATGACAATCCAGCAGCAATTAGGGGTAGAAGGTTAAATAAGGCCACCATCATTGGTAGAAGGCTTAATGAGGCTGGTAAGAGGAGTGATTATAATAAAGATATTCCTATCACACAATGTCTGGAAGTTAGAGCAACAAACACAAATAAAAGCAATTGCTTAACAACAGTTGATAAGGATAATGTTTTAACCCCTTTGCCAATTGGTAGACATCCAAATGCATTTAAAGATAAATTATCATTTAGATATTATTCATTATTGGAATATGAGAGGCTTCAAACACTACCAGAGGGATATACAAATTTGGTATCAGTGTCACAAGCAAAAAAGATGATTGGTAATGCCTGGACTGTTGATGTTATTGCACATATTTTTTCTTACTTAAAATGATTTTATTTTGAATTATGTGAAAAAGTTTATTATCTTTGCTTAACAAAAGAAAATAACTATGACAAACACAGAAAATTCTATTGAATTTAATGAACTTCCAGATGGTAAGTTTTTCATTCTTGATGGTATAACATATTGCAGATTTGGAAGTTATGGGTTGGGTGTTAATGAGGGAAAAAATGTATTTAAAATAGTTGATCCTAAAACACTTGTTGAACCACTTGAATTAAAAGATGTTTTTAACAAATACAAATTCTAACTATGATGGTAGTATTTTTATTATGCTATATATCCTTTATGGTGTATTTGCTATTTAATACAAATGAAAATAAAGCATTAAAATCGCTAGGCACATTTATGGCAATTGTGCTTGGTTGCTTTATGTTATTTGTAACAATGGCATCAATAATAGGATCCTTTATAGGTGAACTTAAAGTAAGTTATACAATCTTATTATTTTCATTATTAGTATCATTTGTGATAATTTATTTTTACATCAAAGTTTTAAAAGTTTTAGAATAAGTTTGGAATTGTTGAATGTGATTTGTATCTTTGTAATCTAAACAAACCACCACATGAAACTTTTAACAAAAACAGAAGATTTAACTTTTTCAGAAAGCACAGCAATTGCGTTTGCAGTTATAGACTGGTGTGAAAAGCACATTGGAATAAACTGGAGGTATTCCAGACCCAGGATAACTTTACTTGGGGGAATTGCTGATGATATGGCAAAAACTACATATGGCGAATATTGTGTGGTAGATAACATAATCTCCATAAATTTGGAAAGAAATGTTTACATTAGATGTTTGATTAAGACAATTATTCACGAGTACACTCACTACTTGCAGCCAATTAAGACAAAGTACCAGAAATTGGCTAAAAAACATGGATATTATGATAATCCATTAGAAGTTGAAGCCAGGTACAATGAAATAAATCTTTATAGAAATTGTTTCACCGACATAAAAAAAATACTAAATGATTAGGAAATTAATAAAAATAGTGTTATATTTGGTAATGGTTTCAGTATTAACCTTTATAGTTTACCAAGGTATATTTTTAGCAATATTAACTTATTATATATTTAATTTATTTGTTTAATTATGGAAAACAACGTAGCCAACATTCTTCACAATCTGTACTATTCAGCATTAATGTCTAAAGATTTCACGACTTACCACGGTAGTTTAAAAATAGTATGCACATTAGTACGTGGTGACTTACACAAATATTATTTGCCTAACGATAAAGGCAAACTGGTTAGTATCAGTGAAGATGAGGCGATTCAATTTATATTATCAACGACCACCTTGCTAGAAAGTAATAAAAGCAAGGTGGTCAATGGAGCAGAAAATAAAAACTTAAAATAACTTGCATTATATATAAATAACATTTATCTTTAAACCATAAAAAAAACCAAAACACATGAAAAGATTCATTTTATTAGTTCTAATTTCATTACCCTTAATTGGTGTATCTCAATCAATGTTAATTGACACCCTATGCTTTGAACTTCCATATAGGAAACTAGCCCCTGCGCCTTGTAGTATTGAAGATACTTCGGTGGTAGAAGCAAAGTTGTATATGGTGAAAGTAGGTCTATATGACCGAAAGATTGAAGCCAGAGAGTATATAATCAGAATTGATTTAGGTAGTCAATACCATTATTTCTACTCCCAGATTTTCAATAGCAGAGATAAAGCAAGTGTGTCTGCTGCCAATTTAAGAAAATTGGGTTACTGTGATGCTTATGTTGTTGAGTTACCTAGTATGATTATGGGATTTGAATTTCCGACACAAAGTGTTCAGGCTACCCCAAGTAAGGTAACACAAATTAATCCCAGCCAACCAGTTCAATCTGGGGGTAAGTTTACTTGGACAAAGCAATAGGTAACATCTAAATTTAGTATAGAAAGGTCGCACTTAGTGTGGCCTTTTTTTATTCATATAATATAAAAATAAAGTTGGTAATAGGTTTTTTTATTTGGGGGATTATACGTATATTTGCATATCAATTAATCACAAAACCAATACTATTATGTTAATATCAGAAAGCATCCAGAAGCCAATTGAAAATGAATTAGATTTATTTGAAAGAGCATTGGAAAACAGGGACAAAGATGCAATCAAATTGTATCTTAAAAAAGAACATTATGATGAAGTAAATTTGCACAACTTTCTAAATGAAAGGCTGAAAGATTTGGAGATTAAACCAAAGAAAGCAACAAAGTTTAAAAACTTTGAGGCAATGATACGAGCTGGTTTAAAATCTTTGGCTGGAAAAGATGATTTTAGACCTGCTATGATGACAGCATACTTCTGTTTTGATAGAAAGGAGATTTGCTTAACAGATGCACATAAGTTGGCTGTTATTCCAGCACCAGATTCAGAATTCACTCAAGATACTTACATGTATGTTGATAAATTAAAAAATCTGGTTGCCCAAAATGAGGAGGAGTTTGGAAATAAGTTTCCACAATATTGGAATGTTATTCCAGAGTTAAGTGATGAGAATATTTTTGATGTTGATTTTACCCAAAGGGATATTGATTTAATTAGAAAGTATGTTGAAGTTTGCAAATTGCTGGGGCATAAGAATATGAAGATTAAAGTGGGGTTATCATTTCTTAATCCAGTCAAATTATTGGAGGTGATTGATTTTGCCAGAAGCATTGATCCAAAGTGTGCAATCAATTTCAAGGCCAGAACGTGGTCAAATGCACATACTATGAGATTAAATGGTTATACCTTTTTAGTTATGCCATTACTTGGTTCTGCTGATGATAACTTCTTTCAGTTGAAATAGTATATTTTAAACATACTAATATTTATAATAACCCCCTTGTTTTGATGACTTGGGGGTTATTATCATATGGCTAAATTAAAAAAAGATAATGGAAAAAGAAACATTAAAGAACATATTCAATTTTCTTAAAAAAGAAGATAATATAAATAGGCCATTTAAATGGATGTTATTAAATAAAGAACCTTTTACAGAAGAAGATTTGGATGTTAGAGGTGATTTGAATTTTTATTATATAAACCCAACCTCATTACCAGAAGGATTGAAAGTTAGGGGTAATCTATTTGTAGAATATTGCTCAAAGTTAACATCATTACCAGAAGGGTTGGAAGTTGGTATTGATTTATATTTAATGGAAACACGAAATATAACTTTATTACCAAAAGGATTGAAAGTTCATGGAGATTTATATATAACAGATACAGCATTAGAAGTATACACAGATAAACAATTAAGAGAAATGATAAAACCTGGGTTTATAAAAGGGAAAATATATAGAGAAGAATGAAAAAAGAAACATTAAAAAATATATTTGATTTCCTTGAGGATAATGAAGGAAAAAGATCAGTTTTATGGAAATTATTTAATAATGAACCATTAAGAGAAGAAGAGTTATATTTAGATAAAGATGTACATTTATCAGGTTCAAAAATGACATCATTACCAAAAGGATTGAAAGTTGCTGGGCTTTTAGAATTAAGTGGTTGCACAAGTTTAACATCATTACCAGAAGGATTGGAAGTTAGGGGGATTTGGTTGGATTTAGAAAACACATCAATAACTTCATTACCGAAAGGATTAAAAGTTTGGGATAGTTTATATATTGCTGAATCACCATTAACAAAACTTTCAGATGAAGAATTAAGAGAAATGGTTAAACCTGGGTTTATAAAAGGAAGAATATATAGATAATGGAAAAAGAAACAATAAAAAAAATATTTGATTTCCTTGAGGATAATGAAAGTAAAAGATCAGTTTTATGGAAATTAGTAAATGATGAACCATTAAAAGATGAAGAGTTAAAAGTTGATGGGTATTTAAATTTATCAGAGACAGATATAGAATCACTACCAAAAGGTTTAAGAGTTGGTGACGATTTGTATATACAATATACAAAAATAACATCATTACCAGAAGGCTTACAAGTTGGTGGTAATTTGCATATATATAACACAAAATTAGCAAAATTTTCTGATAATGAAATATTTGAAATGATTAAACCTGGATTTATAGAAGGAAAAATAGAAAGATAATGGAAAAAGAAACATTAAAAAACATAATGCGTTTTCTTGAAAATGAAGAAAATAAAACATCTTTCAAATGGAAATTACTAAATGATGAACCATTTACAGAGGAGGAGTTAAACATTAAAGGTACTTTGGATTTAGATGATACAGAAATAAGAACCTTACCAAAGGGATTAAAAGTTGGGGGTGATTTGAACTTATATCGTTCAAAAATAACATCCTTACCAGATGATTTGCATATTGGTGGTGGCTTAGAATTACAAAATTCAAAAATAAAATCATTACCAAAAGGATTAAAAATTGGTTGGTCTTTAAATTTAGTAGATACAGTTATAGAAGAATTGCCAGAAGATATAGAAGTTGGTTGTAATTTTACTTTAGATGGTTCTAAAATAAAATCACTACCAGAAAATTTAGAAGTTAGTTGTAATTTGAACTTAAATAATTGCCCAATAAGATTATTACCAAAAGGATTAAAAGTTTGGGATAGTTTATATATTGCTGATTCACCATTAGCAAAACTTTCAGATGAGGCATTACTTAACATGATTAAACCAGATGGTTTTATAAAAGGAAAAATATTTAGATAATGGAAAAAGAAACACTAAAAAGCATATTCAATTTTATTGAAGAAAAAGAAGCACGTAAAACGCCATTTTTATGGAAAGTACTAAATGATGAACCATTAACAGAAGATGATTTACATATTAAAGGTAATTTAGATTTAGGTTTTACAAAAATAATCTCATTACCAGAAGGATTAAAAGTTGGGGGTAAATTATCTTTGAGAAACACAGATATTAAATCATTACCAAAAGGGTTAAAAGTTGGTGGTATGCTGGATTTAAGAAACTGCAAAAGTTTAACATCCTTACCAGAAGGATTGGAAGTTGGAGGGACGTTAAATTTAGTAAATTGCACAAGTTTAAAATCATTACCAAAATATTTGAAAGTTGGGGGTTATCTAGAATTAGAAAATTGTACAAGTTTAACATCCTTGCCAGAAGGATTGGAAGTTCAGTATGGTATACATTTATCTGGTTGTAAAAACTTAAAATACTTACCAATAGGGTTGAAAATTGGGGGGGCTTTAGATTTAGAAAATTGCAAAAGTTTAACATCTTTGCCAGAAGGATTGAAAGTTAGAGGTTATTTGGATTTAAATAAATGCAAAAGTTTAACATCATTACCAAAAGGATTAAAAGTTGATAATAATTTACATATTAAAAAAACACCATTGGAAAAATTTTCAGATGAGGCATTACTTAATATGATTAAACCTGGTTTTATAGTAGGAAAAATATTTAGATAATGGAAAAAGAAACACTAAAAAACATATTCAATTTTCTTGAAGAGAAAGAAGCGCATAAAACACCATCTTTATGGAAATGGTTAAATAATGAACCAATAACAGAAGATGATTTAATCATTAATGATGATTTGGATTTATCTAACAGAAAGATAACCTCATTACCAGAAGGGTTAAAAGTTGATGGGTATTTAAATTTATCACAGACAGATATAGAATCACTACCAAAAGACTTAAAAGTTAGGAGTCATTTTATTTTAAAAGACACAAATATAAAAACATTACCAAAAGGATTGAAATTTAATTCAGATTTACAATTACAAAATTGTAAAAATTTAAAATATCTGCCAGAAGATTTAAACGTTAGGGGTAGTTTATATTTAGGTTATTGTAAAAATTTAAATTCCTTACCAGAAGGATTATATGTTGGGGGGTTATTGGATTTGGTAGATTCAAATATAACATCATTACCAAAAGGGTTGAAAGTTAGGGGTGATTTATATATATGGAAAACTCCTTTAGAAAAACTTTCAGACAGAGAATTAAACGAAATGATTAAACCTGGTGTTATAATGGGTAAAATAAAAAGATAATGGAAAAAGAAACACTAAAAAGCATATTCAATTTTATTGAAGAAAAAGAAGCACATAAAACACCATTTTTATGGAAATTAATAAATGATGAGCCATTTACAGAAGATGAGTTAAATATTAAAGGTGGTTTGGATTTATCTGAAACAGTAATAACTTCCTTACCCAATGGGTTAAAAATTGGGGGGGAATTGGATTTAATAGATTGCCCAAATTTAATATCATTACCAGAAGACTTGAAAGTTGGTGGTGATTTATTTTTATATGAGTGCAAAAATTTAACATCTTTACCAAAAGGTTTACAGGTTGGATTAGAATTGTATATTGGTAAGACAACCTTAACAAATTATTCAGATAAAGAATTAAGAGAAATGATAAAACCTGGATATATAAATGGAAAAATAATTAGATGATAATTAAAAGAAATTTTTTTTTATCCCCCTCCTATGTAATACCCCCCTTTTTCTGTGTAATACCTCCTTTCTATGTAATAACCCCCATATATAATAAATAAGAAGAATATGAAATTATTAGAAATTATTAAACGCAACATAAAAGAATACTTAATTGAGGGTAAAGAATCACTTGACTTATATGATATTGCAAGATGGGGACTTGAGGGTGAGTATGAACATAGTGGATGTTGGGATGATGTTGAAGATTTGGAAGAGGCCATTACTTGTGCTGTTGAGAGTTTCAAACATTTTCTATCAAAGCCATATCCGGTTGAACTGGGGGATATTCCGGGCAACCCCATAATATACCGATTAGTTAGATTAAAGGATGTGAATGATTTGAATAGAAAAATATTGGGCAAGAGTTGGTTTTCAAATCCTGATCAAATAAATAAACAGGGATTTTTTGATATGCTTGATTATTTAAAACCGTTTAAAACGGAAGAGGGGGTTGTATATATGATTAAGGGTCGGATCCGCAAGGATAATATTGATATGAAAAGAACGTTATGGGAGCGCGACACCCAATGGTTGGAAAATGAGATTGTATTAGTCGATGATTCGGATGTGGAAATACTTTCGGTTAAACCCCTATCCAAATTGGATTAGGAAAATTAATTTTAATATATTTATAGATAAAATTTAAAACATGGAAAAGAATAGATTTAACCAATTATTGGAATCTACTATGGGGGATGTTAAGCCCTTATTAGAATCTGATGAAAGCAATAATTTTGTTATTACTAATGCTACAACGCTTGAAGATTTTGACGATTACTTGGACAAACGAATTGAAGACCATTATTATTATGGCCATGCAGATACTTTGGGATACATTATTAAAGATTTGGTACAAAATAGTTTTATGGCATCTGGTAAATCCGAACAAGAATCTGAATCTATGACTAAAGATTTTATTGCAGATACTGTGAGTAGTGAATTTTGGTCTATTCCTGATCAATATGACCCCTATGAACGTAGAGTAGAAGGTAACACCAAATATAGGGGGATAATTCTTTTTGAATTTAGTTCTGGGGGTGATGGGTATGATTATTCAGGATCCTTTAATGATTTAACTGAATTATTGGATGATATAAAAAAATTAATCCAATATGGTAGCATTTATGAAGAGTAATGCCTATCTGGTTAGCAAGAAAAGAAGCCCCCAGAGAATTAGTTTGTATTCTGGGGGTTTTTTATTTTATGATATATTTATATATAAAATATAATTTATGAATTTAAATGAGAATATTAATAGGATAAAACAAGTGATGGGTTTGTTAAATGAGCAGGATGATAGCAATTTATTAACAAATAAACAATATGGTTATATTAAAGATATTGAAAGTACATTTTCATTCATTGAAAATGATGTAATAACTGGTAGTACAAAGTATACTGGTGTTGATAAAGAACCTACAATTAAAAACACTATAAAAAAAACAATTGGTTTGGATTCTTGGAATAAATTGGATGATAGAACAAAATTACAAATTTATTCTTTTATGTATCAAACAGATTCTGATAATAATTCTTTGTATAGATGGTTGGCTGGGTTGGCTAGTGCAGTAAATTCTAACATATCAAGGAGTTCTGTTTTTACAAATAGCATACCTATAACAGATGATAAAGGAGTAATAATTGGCAGAAAAATTCCATCTCTTGAGGAACTTCCTGAAGATAAAAAAAGTAATATTGAAGGTGCTATAAAAACAGTAAAAGATGCTATTGATAAAGGTACTACTAATACAGATGTTTTTTATTATGCATATATTAATGTTATTAACGACCAATATAAGAATATAGATACTGGTTCTAATAAAGCTGCCAATTACAAATATATATGGGAGCCAAGAACACAGGCTTTGAATTTATTAATGAATGGTTCTAGTTGGGAAGATGTTAAAAAATGGTGGTGGAATAGAATTGATCCCAAGAAAGAAAGGAAAGAAAATCCATATAAAAATGTCTCAAATAATAATACACAAGTTAGTTCACAAAGTGTGGTACAAAAAATCATAAATAGTACCCCATTAACAAAAGAAGAATTAATTATAAATGATGACTTGTATTTAAGACATTCAGCAATAACCTCATTACCAGAAGGATTGAAAGTTGGGGGTGACTTGTCGTTAAGTTACTCAAAAGTAAAATCTTTACCAGAAGGATTAGAAGTTGGGGGTGATTTATACCTAATGAGTTGCAATGATTTAACTTCATTACCAAAAAGTTTAAAAGTTAGTGGTGGTTTATTTTTAAATAAATCTAAAAGTATAACATCCTTACCAGAAGGATTGGAAGTTGGGGATTTGAGTTTAAGAGAAACAAATATAAATTCATTACCAAAAGGATTAAAAGTTAATGCACTACTGTATATTGAATATTGCCCATTGGCAAACTCAACAGATGAGGCATTACGTAAAATGATTGAACCAAATGGTAATATATTAAACATATCAAGAGGAGAAACATCTGCTGAAACAACAGCAAGTACAGACCCTGCTACTACAACACAAACATCTGATGGTGCAAGTACAACTCCTCCTACAACACAAACAAACCCATACCCAGATATAGACACAAGTCCATTTAACCCAAGAAATGGTGACCCTTGGAGGTATGCTTATGATGGTACAAACCTAAATATTAAAAAAATGGGGAGCAACAAAACATATAATTTGATGGATCCAAATTACTTTGAAACATATCCTAATAGTAAAATAAAGGACCAAGAAAAACTTGACAAAGCAAAAGCCGCAATTAAAAATGCCTATGGAAGTCAACTAGGAATGCCTTAAAAGAAAACCCCCCAGATAAACATCTTGGGGGTTTTTTATTTTAAGCAGGTGTTGCCAACTCTGGATAGAATATTGCAATATCCTTACCTGTGAATATTTCATCCCTATAATTCATCTTATAATGGGGGGAATTATCAATATATATGGAATCAAACCCCCTTGCTTTTAATTCATCAATAAATGGTTTTGATTCCAGAACAGACCAATCACAATCATAAAGGGCTTCTGATGCGGCTTCATTATAATCTCTAATCTGCCCCCTTTCAAGTTGGATGTAAGAAAAATCACACACGGTTGCCACAAGTTCAATATACTCTGGATCCTCAGAATATTCTTCTGGGTCAAAGGTATTCTTCACATTAAGCCTATAAGATAATATTCTAACATGATTATAATCTGGTGCAGAATATTCTGGATGATTAAAATCCATAGCATATCTATATGCAATTTCCTTATGCTTTGTAAAAAAGATTAATCCCCTTTCATTTATTCTTAACTCATCCTCATCAAAACCATGATCTGTTGTCCCATGATAATATACATTAGATTTATCAGCCTCCATAATAAACCTAATCCTGTTGATGTTTTCTTTTAAGTTCATAATCTATTTTTTATATATAAATATAACCAAATTCATCTTATTATAATAAACATCTTGGGGGTTTTTATTTACCATATACTTAAACCCAATAAACCCTTCTTTAAATTATCCCTTATCATCTTTTCTAATACCATATTTTATCCACTTATACCAAACCCTTTCATGCAAATAATATTGTATAGGTTTATAAACTAATTCTGCAACCCCAAACGCAGCACCTACTTTAATTGAACCACTTACCCACCCCATTACGCCAATACCTATTATAGTTGATATAATACGATATGATATGGTCTTAGCTATATGTCTCTTCCTATCCACTTTATTTTCCATAATATACTTTATTTAATAATAATATAAAACATAGATTATGTAAATTTTTCCCAAAAATTTTATTTCACTATATACCTCTTATTATAATCCAAAAAGATATATGGGGTTTATATATAAATAATTATCATTAATTCTTAAAGGACTTCGAGATAGACTTGAAGATATTAATAAAGACCCTGATAATTCTATTTTGTCAATTCTCATTAAGTATAGTTTATTACTTATAAATATATGGCTTAATTATTTTATGGTGTTTAGGTATTAGGTCTTCTTCGCAAAATTTTTATCCTAAACATATACTTGTTACTGATTTATTGTATTCTTCGGTGCAAGATACGACTGAAGTTATAAGACCTCCTGCTACAAAAGATGCATTTTGACTTCCTGCTCCTGATAGTTGTCTTCTTGCCGTTATCATTGTTCCACCTCCTGACCAAGATGTGCCGTTATACTCTTCTGTGTAAGATAGAGTTAAACCACCCATATATCCTCCTGCTGCAAGTCCTGCATTTTGTGTACCCGAACCTACATGGTCTCGTCTTCCTTGAATTAAACTACCACCTGCTGACCAACTTGTTCCATTGTATTCTTCTGTGCAGCTATAACCCGGTATTCCTCCAAAAGCAATTCCTCCATTCTGTGTTCCTGCTCCTGCTAAAATATATCTTGCAACTGAAAGTCCTCCTCCTACTGACCAAGATGTGCCATTGTATTCTTCTGTACATGAGACAGCTCCAATTTGGTATCCTGACATAGCTAATCCTTCATTCTGCGTTCCTCCTCCTGCTAAAAGTCTTCTTGCTGTTATCAATGCACCACCTGCTGACCAAGATGTGCCGTTATACTCTTCTGTGCAAGATGAATTCCCAGAGCTAGGATTTCCACCAAACATTAATCCAGCATTCTGTGTACCTGCACTACCAAGACCATATCTTGCAGTTGCCAATGCACCTGCTGCTGACCAAGATGTACCATTGTATTCTTCGGTGCAAGAACGAAATTCACCATCAAACCCTCCTGCTACAAGTCCTTCATTCTGTGTTCCTAATCCAGCAAACAATCTTCTTGCTGTTATCAATGCACCCCCACTCGACCAAGTACCCGCTCCAAAGGTTGCTATACATGATTTACCCCGTAATTCAATAATGCTATCAGGAGATGTTAAATTGGCACAAGCAGAATAACTTCTAAGACTTACATTTGAACATGCATTACCTAATTCAGCTGCTAATTGTGAAAATGATATTTGTCCGCTACTTGGTAAAGGCATGTTATTTTTCTTTTAGTATTTTTATTTCATTACTTAATTCCTTAATACATTCGATAAGTAATGGTATAATTTTTTCATATCTAACTGCATAATATCCACTATCATTTATTCTTAATGCTTGTGGTAATACATCTTTTAAATCTTGAGCAATCACACCAACATCATTTCCCTCATAACCATGTACATCAAAATGTTCTTTTATCCAATCAAATTCAACTCCATTTAATTTTAATATTTTTTCAATTGGATTTTGAATGTTATTTATATTTTCTTTTAATCTTTTATCTGATGTTGAAAATGCTACAATATCATTACTTGCATCGATTCTACCTCCAGTTACACTATTTGTAATTGCACCTACCGCAATTGAACCGCTTGTCCATATTCCAGAACCCATCGCTGCGGTTGTAACTCCTGCTTGCATTAAAAGTAATTGGTGATTTAGATTAGCTTTTGATTGTGGATTGTTTCCCGCGGCACCATAATTTGGGTTATACGACCAAGCCAATCCATAATGATTACCTATATTACTTGACGCTCCCCCATCTGTTAGTACATATGCAGCACCCATAGCGAAAATTGCTTGAGTCTGTGCTGCGTCATAAACACCTACTAAACCTTTTCTTCCGTTACTAAAGACAATATCCGATGCTGCCGTGACATTTCGGTTAGTTCCAATTGTTAATGCTAAAGACTCAGCAGAACCATTACTCACATAAAATTCATAACCACCAGTGGCAGTACCTGTTGGGTAACTTCTAAATTGTAAATTAGCAGTACTATTTGGTTTTATAATTTCTTGTCTAGTTGTAGTAATATTTGAAAACCTAATACTAGACGCAGTATTATTATCTGTACTTTGTAACGTTAAAACCCCACTTCCATCAAATGTTAAATTTGTTTCTGCGGTTATTGCAGTCGCACTAACTGATGTTAATATTCTATTGTCTGCTGGATTTGTATATGATGTTATTCCTGCATTTGATCCACTACTACCACTACTTCCAGATGAACCACTACTACCTGAAACTCCGCTTGTTCCTCTTGACCCACTACTTCCACTTGTTCCTGATGAACCACTTGCTCCGGTATTACCACTACTTCCAGATGAACCACTACTACCTGAAACTCCGCTTGTTCCTCTTGACCCACTACTTCCACTTGTTCCAGATGAACCACTTGCTCCAGTATTACCACTACTTCCAGATGAACCACTACTACCTGAAACTCCGCTTGTTCCTCT